GTCTATGCCCATGACAATACAGTATGCACTATATAGTTTTTTCTGCTGGTCAATACTAGGTTCTGTTCCTGCAACAAGAGAATCTATTTCATCTGAAGAAAAGCCGGCAGCTAATAATGCTAAATTTACTGCTTTGGTAAGTGATTTAGTTTTAAATAATGTTCTTAATAGTACTACGGGGCTACCAAACTTATCGATATTGTGTAAATCAATACTTCTACCGGATGCAATTAAGTCTTGCCCCCAAAAGAATAATGCCAAAGTAACTCCCGAAAAATCAGCAGTTATTAGGTCGTTCATGTTACTATACGCACCGTCAAGGTAAGTATCTGATGCATTCATTGCATCAATTGCTTTGTTTGACTGACCAATAAATCCATGAGCCATATTAAACGTAAACAAGAAATCAGTATATGATCCGTTGTTTATATAAAATTCATAATGTGCTTGTAACGGTATGATACGTAGCCAACCAAAACTAGTGTACTCACTTGTATATGGCACTGAATTTGGATAAGGATTTAGTGATGCCGTGCGCAAATACTCCGGTGGCTTACTATCACCTAATACAGGAATAGTTTCAGCACCTATCGTAATCAATGATGAATAATGTGAGAAGGTATTACTTAAGAAACCTGCCCTAATAGACCATACTAGCATACGCAGTACAGTATTTTGTGTTGTTGATCCTAACACATGGTTAGATAAGGAATTACTAGTTCCCATATGACTTTGCGCAACTGCATTGATACGTAAACCTTGATTCTGAACAAAAGACCCTAAACTGTTTAAGTTAAGGGGAGAATATTTACCTGTTAAACTCATGGCACAAATACATCAGGACTACCTTGTACGATACTATGACCGCAACTGTTTCCTGACCCTACTCTAAGAACAGGTGCACCTTCTGCAAACACAGTAGGACTACCTTCGGTAGTGGTTGCTGATTTGTGTGGTGGGTGTGGTCTACCCCATGGTGCGTGAGGAGTAATAGTACTTACATGTAATCCAACACGGATTCCATTGGCATACACCGAATCAGCGCCGCGGACGATTGCTCCACCGGGCTGATTCTGATCTCCTACACGACTTAATGCTGGCATATTATCCTAGTATAATTTTTTTATCTGGTAATTTAATACCAGTAGTTGCTTCAATATATTTGTCTTTAATACTATCATCTGTCATGGCAGATAAACTAATACTATTAGTATTTAGCGTTACCTTTGTACCCGGTTCTGCGGTAAACATACTAGGAATCATTTGCATACCTTCACGTCCGGGTGCAATAGATACAGGTTCACTGATGATAATATTATCACGGGTAATTTCAACTATTTTAGCAATAAGTTCCTCACCCGAGTTCAACTTAAAGGTGTATATTTTTCCATTTTCCATTATTTGCTTTCTGTTAATTTTGTTCTGAGTTCAGTGAACCCACCGATTAATTCTCCATCTAGGAAGATTTGCGGGAGTGTGCGGGCAGTTGGTACTGCTTCTAATAGTTGTTCTTTTGTCCAAGTACCGTGCATGATATTTCGTTCTTCATACGTGATACCTTTTTGTGTGAGCAGGGCTTTGGCCTGAACACAGTAAGGACATGAATCCTTACTCCATACAATTGCTGTCATTATATTCCTTTATAATACTGGTAATTCTTCATAGTTAACTGTATCTGACATTACGCCAATAACATAGTTAGTTGATTCGTTTTCTTGCAAGGCAGTTTGTTTCTTGTTAATGTTTACATGTTTGTTGAACCAAGGGATTGGACTATGCTTGGGATAGTTTTCTGTATACTTTATACCAATTTCTTTCAAACGAGTAAATGCAGTAAAGTCTACAAAGTCTTTTAATATCTCTGCATTCAAGCCAATTACTACACCCTTACTGAATAGATACTCGGCCCACTCTTTTTCTTCTTTAATAACTTCCATATACAATGCATACACTTCGACACGACATTCTTCTACAATAGAAGCAAATCTAGTATCATCCTTAGTCACGTTATTAATCAACCATGCTGTCCACTCAGCGTGAAGCAACTCATCTTGCAGGATCAAGGAGATAATGTTTCCGTTACCAATGTAAATTCGATTCTCTACCATAGCAAGACTTGTTGCAAAACTTACCATAAATCTAAATGCTTCTAATGCATAACTTGCATGTAGTGCCATCCAAATAGCTTTAATGTGTTCACGTTCTGATACTTCAGAACCTGTTTCTTTTAAACAATTAAGTTGATGTAGTGCTTCATAGTATCTACCGATGCTAGCAGCCATGTCAATAATCTCTTTTGTATCATGTATCTTGTTGAATTCTTCTTTAGGTACACCATATACATTGCGAATGATATGACTGTATGACTTACTGTGAATGTTAGTCTCAAAGAAACTCCAGTTACCCACTAGTGCTTCAAGTTCAGGTATACTGATTACAGGACTAAACACTTGACTAGGTGCACGACCTTGAATACTGTCTAAGGCTGTTTGTCTTAGTAGGTTGCTAGTAAAAATATGCTTGATAGCATCACTGGAATCTTTGTGATCCATTTTATCTTTAGTCAACGAAATCTCTTCGGGTACCCAAAAGAAACCACGTGCTGTTTCTTCGTACTTAGCAATACGCGGGTACTTTACTTCTTCAAAACGCTGTACCGTTACAGGCCCGGCTGGGTCTAAAAACATTGTACGCTTGAGGTAGTTTGTTTGCTTACTTAAATTATATTGTTCTTTACTCATAATACACAACTTTCACAGTATTCTTCATCTTCTATTGCATCTAACTTTACAAAAGGAATAATATTATTTTCTTCTTGTAGGGACGCTTTGCTACCTACTTTGTTAATCAAACTATAATATATAGTTTTGATTCCCCACTTATATGCTAGCATCAAGTTCTTAGCAATCAATGTGCCAGGTACTTTACCTTGATCAAAGAATGCAGGGTTATAGAACGTATTTGTTGATAGTGATTGGTCAATGTATACTGCCAATACTGCACTAGTTTTTAAATACTCTACACAGTCTTTTTGATCCCACATTAGTTGATATCGATTCTTTAATCGTCTGTATTCTGGTACTACTTGTACAAACGATCCAGCTTTGCTTTCCTTAACACTAATCAATTCCATTGGCATCTCAATACCATTTGTACTATTCAATACAACGCTTGAACTTTCAACTGGTGCTACTGCCATTAGTGTAGCATTTCTAATGCCATACTTCAATAGATTTTGGCGCAAGACTTCCCAGTCTAAATTTGCACTAGGAGTAAAATCTGTTAGTTCATTGACTCCGGGATTTCTACGTTCCCAAGGAAATACTCCCTTGCCATAATACGTATGTTCACTGCGTTTACACGCACCTTTTTCTTGTGCTAGTTCTACGCTCATCTCAGTGAGGTAGTATGCTTGATGTTCCATCCAACGCTTGACTTCTGCTAGTGCATCTGCTTCACCATACTTGAAACTCTTACGTGCATGCCAGTAAGCTAAGTTAGTAATACCAACACCTAACGGTTCAAAATCTAAGTTAGCCAGTTTACTTTGTATTGATAGAAAGTCTTGATAGGTTAACAAATTACTTAAGCTACGTACTAATACACGACATGCTTTACGCATTTCTTGTGGGGTTTTGAATGCTCCCCAGTTTATGCTACCAAGAGTGCAAAGAGCAATTCTGCCCTTTTCGTCTTCAATTCTCTGGAAAGGACGGGTGGGTAAAAGTATCTCTTGGCATAGGTTTGATTGATATATTGGATCAAGTTTTGTGTCGAACGGGCCCTGATTGATAACGTTGTCGATATTGACAAGATAAATTCTGCCAGTATCAGTGCGTTCTTTAAGTATTCCATTTTTGAATATTTCAACCGCGGGTAGTACCTTCTTTTTCTTTGTCTTATCTTGTTCATATTTTTTATACAGTTTCTCAAATTCTTCACTGTCTCTGTAATATGCTTCATACAAATCAGGAACTTCGTGTGGATCAAACAATGTAATATTTTCGTTGTTACGATAACGATTCCAGAACATCTTGTTGACTACAACAGAGTAATCCATTTGACGCACACGTGTTTCTTCTGTGCCTTGATTGTTCTTTAACACAATAAGGTCTTCAAATTGATAGTGCCATACTGGGAATGTAACTGTGCAGGATGCATTGCGAACACCACCTTGACTGCAACTACGTAGATCACCAAACCACTTCTTTAAGAAAGGAATCATGCCTGTGTGTTTGATTTCTCCATTACGAATGGCGGCTCCTAGTGGGCGAATGCGCCCTAACTCTAATCCAATGCCAGCACGTTTGCTAGCATACTTTGCCATCATTTCTCCTGAGGCGAATATCGAATCAAGGGTATCGTCACTGCTAATAAGCACACAACTGCTGAACTGTTTAGTTGTAGTACCGAGGCCAGCGAGCACAGGAGTAGCGAGAGTAAAATGACCATCAGACGCACATTCATAATATTCTTTAACATATTTTAATCTTTTTTCTTTGGGTTCATTGTGGAAGGCAGTGGCGGCCGCGATTGCATAACGTACTTGAGGACTTTCAAAAACTTGGCCAGTAGCACGGTTCTGCACTAAGTACTTTTCGGTTAATTGTGCGATAGCCGCATAAGTGTAATTTTCGTCCTTGCTGTGGTCAAGAAA